AGATCTTTCCAATTGTGATTTTGCCATCTTACCTTCGTGGTCTTTTATTTCTTTCATCTTTTTTTGTTCTTTATCTTTCTTAGAGTTTTTCTTTCTTACATCCTTTAACCCACCTAATAATTCATCGCTATCATCTTCATCATCTATACCAATTGCCTTAAATGTAGATTTTTTAAATGCCATAGGTGTTTTATAAACTGGTATTGCAGAAGAATTTGTTGCCTCTAATTCTCGTTTAATAATACCACGAATCTTTTCCTTTAGAGCCTCCTCTTTTTCCCACTTTTTAGCCATTTTAGGTTTGTTAGCGTGCATCCATCTTCTTTGTTTTTCAGATTTAAAAGGCATCTAATTATACATTATCGTTATTATCCCAGCTCTCTAACCATATCGAAGCTGTGTGTGCTTCTTGATATCTTGGTACTGCTGGTGGTGTTACACCTCTAATATTATTTTTATGTGTCCAAGTTACTAAATCAGTTTCACTACACCATTCTGCTAATTTTTGCTTGTTTGTATCTGACCAACCATCTGATGCTGAATACTGACCAGTATAGACGGAATTTGATACAAATGCCCCATATGATCCTAATTGTGTATCTAATGCTGAACCAGTTAACTGATTGAACTTTGCCCCATCATAATGTGTCCATAAACTTCCAGTTGCTGAATCTAAGTTTAAATATGCATCTAATTTTGCCATTACTTTCTCCTAATTATTTGTCTTTCTTACGATGTTTCTTTAAAATTGTATCCCACACCTTCCAAGAATTTTCCATATCTCTTAATGCGGAATTGAGTTTCTTACCTACCTTATCCATATGAGCGTGAAATTCTTTTGTTACATTGTTGTAATGACTTCTATCATTCCAATCATACATATCGGATTCTGTTGGGCCGTAATCTCTAAATCTTTCTAACTCGTTAAACATATCTCCCCACTTACGGTGATAATCGGATACATCACTTAGTTTTCCAAACTGAGGAAGTTTAGATTCGTTAATTGGTTCTTTAGAATCTTGATGTTGTTTCGTCACACTATTCAATGTCGGTAATTTATCACCGAACTCTCTTTTAAGGTACTTACTCTCGTGTAATATTTCTTTTAATTTTTTCACTATCTTAACTCCGTCCAATCTCTTGGGTTTGAATATCGTGATTTGTAATACCATTTCTTCTCTTTCATATTGTAGATATAAGCATATTCCTCACCACTATCAAATTTTACAGCGTCTCTGTTTCTCCAATTACTTGTCATTCTACCCTTTTCACCTCTATCTCTACCATAAAATACGGTTACATCTTTTTCAGGTTTTTCAAATGAATGGTCTTTACTTCCTTTAATCTTCTTACCAATTGTAGAAATTCCTGCACTTCCAAGTTTTAAAAGTTGTTTTACTACTGCCGGATTTCTATAATACTTTTTCAAGTGTTTACCTGCCCATTCAGGATAACCATCGTAATGTCCGTATGTGGATAGAATTTTACCATTTGGTTGTTCAATACCAACCAACCAACGAGTTCCCTCTGTAAGAACACTTTGAACTTCTTCTTTAATTATTTCTCTTAGTCTTGATATTTTCATCTTCTACTCCCAAATGTTGTGTATAATCCAGTATACTTTTCAATCATATCATGTAATTGGTCTACATATATACCTTTAAGTTTCTTTATGACCTTGAATTGATACTTGTATATCTTTCCAAATGTTAAGTTGTATAAATCTCTACCTCTGTCTAAATCAATAATGATGTGTGATACTCTCTTTGAATTTCTACCGATATGTAGGATTAATCCATCTTTACCGATACCCTTTGATTTCACACCCATTAACATTTCAAATTTTCTACCACCAAGTTGTTTCATTATCTCTTGTGCCTGAGATTGACTAACACCCTCGTTTACGGATTCTTTTTTAGAGTAATCAGGATCTAACTTTCTCATCTTGATTAGAATATCACGGATTCTTTCTCTATCAATACTATCGCCCGTGAAAGTGTCATTTGAATACTTTTTGAGATAAACTGAAAGGGCTTTGTTTATATCTCCAACTTTCAAATCTCTACCTTTCTTATCAGGATAAATACCTTTTTTTCCGTAGAAATCACCCATGTATTTGTAAAATGGTATTAGATTTTCTTTTATAGACCTACCTTCGTCCATTTCTTCATACCCACTACCATATGGTGCTGATTTACCATCGTGATTAGGTGCTACATTTTCATTAGCCCATAATGATGACATTATTTCAGCCTTTTTGGTGGAGTTGGCTTTCTTGTACATCTTTGTAACCATATCGTAATATCTTAATTTTTCTGTGGCGTCTTTTTCATTATCACCTTTTTTCATCAAATATTGTTTTATCTTATCTTGTTCCGATTCATTTATGGATTCAAATCCTAACATATCTGCCGCTACTACCCAATTTGCGTCATCACCTTTTGATTTGTCTAATGGTATTAGTCGAACTCTCTTGAATGACCTTTTTAAAAATTTTTGTAGTTTCTTTGCTTCTCTATCATCATCTAAAAAATAACTCAAACTACCACTACCAGTATACATACTCACAACGGATTTTATACCTAATGACTTTGCTAATTTTTGCATCGTCTTTTCCATATTGTAATTTGGATTTGCGTGTGGTATTGATTTCTCTTTTATATCTTCTTTCTTCAAACGACTTTTTTCTGCTCGTCCTCTGTTTTTAGATTGTGATTCAAATCCCACTATCTTTCCCCCCTTGTGTGAGGCATCTTTACCATCACCATTTCCATAAGTACCTTTCTTACGATTGTACTTATTTAATTCTGCTCTGTATTTTTTAGCCTTAGTGGATGAACCATATTTAGCATACTCTTTTTTGTAATCTCGTTTCTTTTCCTCACCGAGACTAACAATTTCTTGTTTGACTATATCATTAATGTATTCTTTCATACGCTTATTGTAATCGTCCAAAGGTTCTTCCTCGTGTTTCATCCAAACTGGATGTTCTTCACCACTATATGGTCAAGTATGGTGGCCATCTTTCATTATTTTATAATTTTTTTAACCTCGGTGTAGAATTTATTTAATTCTTCTTCCGATAAGTTCTTTAAATTTTGTTCATTTACTGAATTGACAATGGATTTAATTTTAGATTCTGTTTTTTGCTCTTCATTAGTTTGAAGTCTAAACTTTCTCCAATTTTTGTTCATTTTAAATGTATCAGCTTTATTCATTATAATCCCTTTTTGACTTTTCTAACATATCTCATCAATTCACTTGGTTCTATATTTAGCTGTTTAACAACACGACCAAGTATTGCTGTTACCCTTCTACGATTAAGTCTAGCACCTTGTACTGCGTTAAGAAATTTCTTTAAATATCTTTCTATTTGTGCAGGTACAGGTTGGTCAAACTCATCAGCCTCTACTATATTTTTAATTTCGTTACGAACAAGCTTACGAATTGCATCTTCTTTTACAGAATCCTTCTTGATAGCTTTAGCAACTACTTTTCTACGATTTTTTAGATAATCATCAGTTTTATCTGAATCACCATCGTTATCCACATCATCATCCTCTTTACCGACAGCATCTAAATCTTCTTTAAATTTATTCTCTTGGTGTTTTTTCATTACACTACTGAAAGTAGGAAGTGCTTCACCAAACTCTCGTTTGAGGACTTTACTCTCACTTATTAATTTTGTTAGTTTGGCCATTTTACTCTCCTCTAATTATGTCGTTTATAATACTTTCAACTTTACAATACTTACCACAGGTTCTACCTTCGGTAATTGGTATTTCGTTTCCAACACTTTCTTTCATAGGATATAAGAAAGCTCCGTGTGTGGATGGATTTGATACGAAATCAAAAGCTATTAATTCGAAATCATCTCCTACTTGTTGTCCATCACCCTCACTCATTGGTTGAACTGAACCCATTCCACGAGAACTGATACCCAACTTAATACCTGCTTTAAATAATTCTGTTAATATATTACCACTTGGTGTTCCAAGAACCTCGACCGTACCGACTAAGTTCTTACCTTCCCAATGCATTTCGGTAATATTATGAGATACATTCTGTAAATTAACTACTGATGATTCAGGATGGTCTAACTCACCCATTGCACGTTTCTGTTTGATGAAACCCTCATCATACTTACTCGATTCTCTTGCCAAAATCTCATGTGGATAGACTCTACCATTTTGATTCTTAGCATCTGACCTCTGCAATACACCATGAACCACTAAACGACCATTATTCTGTTTAATTGATTCGTTTATCTGTTCTCTTGAAATCTCAAAAGGTAAATAATCTACTATTAATTGTTTTGACATTATATTACTCCTATCTCTTTAATCTTTGGTAGAATTCTGAAAATTGATATTTTGGTTTTGATTCTACACTTTCATTGATTTTACGATATTCTTTACCATCTATTGTAAGAGTTTCTTGGTCTAATTCTTTTCCAGTTCTTCCAGTTGGTTTATCATATTTTTTACCTGTATATGGATCTGTACCTCCAGTTTCACGGGCTTTCTTTTGTTTATACAATAATTGTGCATTTTGGTCATCTCCAAACACATCACTTTGTGTGCTAACTTGTATACCATAATTTTGCCTATCACCATCTTGATAAATGTTACCTTGTGCATCTACACCCACCATCATTCCATCTTCTTTGTCTTTCCATTGAATAATAGTTTGACCATTATCTGCTTCTTGTGTACCTTGTAATTCTAATCTATCTGGATCTTGAGTACCACCGATTTTACTTAATACACTGGATCCCATTCTTTGTGTATCTTTATCGTCTTTAATTGGTTTTATACCTGCATCTTTTCTATCTTCCGCATCTCTTGAATCTTGTGCGTCTTGAGTTTTCATATCATCTGCTTCATCATCAGCTGCTCTATCAGCATCATTACGAGGTTTTTGCCATCCCCCACCACTTTGATTTCTTGTTCCAAAAATAGAATCCATATCATCAGCAGTCCAACTTGGTGCTGCAGATGGTTCATCTTTCTTTTTCTTTTTTGCCGATTGTGCTTTTTTCGAATTAGGATTACTTTTTAAGTATTTTGCCTGTCCTTCAGGACTTAAATCACTCCACCAATCTTCTTTAATTATTTTTTTAAATTTTGACACGCTAATCTCCTATCTCATAAAATCATATTCTTGATTTTTAAAAATTTGTTCAAATTCTTCTACATAATCCTTTGCTAACTGCTTTCTTTGTCTTTTTGGGAAAACATCTAAGTGATTTCCACCGTATGACCTAACATATCGTTTTGCACCATCGTCAATTAGATACATGAATGCTTTTTGGGCTAATGTTTTACGATAATTACCCTTTTTCTTCTTTTTTGACAAATTTTTCAATATTGGCATGTATCTTTGTCTATATAGACTCGAATCGTTGTCAATGTAGAGTTTTAGCTCTCCCATTTCTTCCGAAATACTTGCCTCTGTTAATAAATCTCCGAGTTTTATCACTTATCTTTCCTCATCATAATATCGTGTCTTAATTCTTCAAGTTTTTTAATCCACGCAGTTAACTTTTCAATCATATAGTTTTTATCAACATCTTTGCTCTGTATTTCAGTATGCCATCTCTTTAGCATCGTTGAAATACTGAACAAAGAGTCCATAAAAGACTTTTTGTTCTGTTCGAATGTCATAATCTTTAATGTAGTTGTCCAACCTTATTAGCTAAATTAACTAATCTCTCACTTATTTTACTTAAAGCCTTATGTGTATTCTTCCAATATGACCTTGAGTCAACATTTAACTCATTTTTTAATTTTACATTATACTTGACAACTCGTTCTAACTCTGATAGATTATCACGAGTCTCTCTCATTGCCATTCCAATTTTTTGCTTGGGTGTTAAGGTATTATCATTTCTCCAAGCGTGATATCTACCTTCAGTAGTTAAATGTGGATTACTTTGAGCTCCTCTGTTCCAACTATTCATTAACTTACTAAGTGGTATAAGATGTTTTTTAACATTTTTCATTAAAATTTTTCCATCGGTCTTATCACCTTTTAATTTAGTGATTTTATCAGCTATCTTAATACATTTGTCATTGAAATCTTGTAGAGCATCAGTAAATTCTAAGTAAAGATTATTAGAATTTTTCTTTTCTTCACTTACTACCGATTCTTTTCTTAACTTAGGGTCCTCTGGTTCGAAATTATCAGTACCGATGGTCGGATCGTGGTGTCCACCATCAAATCCAGCCTTTTTCTTTTTCTTACCCGCCTTTCTTTTCTCACCTTTAAATGCAAGTGGTGTTTGATATTCACCACCGGCTGTTGCAGTAGAATTTGCCTCATCCAATTCGTTTTTAATTAACTCACGAATTAAATTAAGAAGTGTATCTCCGTTAGGACGCGACATTCCTCAACTCCTTTATAAGTTCATAATACCTCATTAGTGCAACAACTTGTTTATCCTTAACTATCTTACCTTTTGTTATAGAGTCTACTTGATTTATAGCCTCCGATAATTTAATTTTTGTGATATCATCTGAGACTTTAGGTAAAATCTTACTTAGAATTTGTTTTACCTTTATAATTTCACCATTTACGAATTCTCTAAGAGAATTAGTATTAGAAATGTTATTAATGTACTCTTTTAGAAGATTTCTTTGCATAGAGTTTAACTTTTTATACTTACCGTTGAAGTTATCTACCATTAACTGATAAGAAAGTAATCTTAAATCTTTATCTTCGTTCTTAAATTCAGAAATGACCTTACTATCTTTATTTTTAGACTTAACTTTATTACGAGTAATGTGTTCTATGATAGAAAAGTTACTTTCAACTTCATTTACTGGATCAAATATTGGTGTAGTTTCACTAATAAATGATTTATATATAGAAGCATAAACCTTATAATTAGGTATTCTTGCTCTAAAAAAATCCTCTACGTTATAATTTGATTTAATCTCTCTAATAAGATTATATTTTTCAGTACGCAGTCTTTTATTCTGTAATTTTTCTCTTGACTTTAAGACAGCCTCTACTAATTTTTCTGCCTTGCGGGTAGAATTGTAATTTTCTTTAAGTAAAACTTGATAGAGTTGATTCTCTTTACCAAGTTCTGTATTCTCATTAAAGAATTTTTTTAGCATTTCTACTGATTTACTCTTTTCATCACCATTCATTATATCTACGGTGATTTGACGAGATATTAACTCAAAGAGTATTCCTGTATTCTTTATTTTCGAGTGTTTGACACGTTGGGCCATATTCATGCTCCTAAATTGTATATTTCTTCATCTATAAATATAAAAACTTCTAATAATTCATCATTTAAGTATCACTTTTACCCGATGATACTTCATTCTTATATTCTTGTTCTACATCAGAAGTTTCTGTAATTATTTTTACTTCTTCTTTACTGACTTTACCTAAATCTTGTTTTAATTTATCAAGGTGAGCTAGTGCAAGTCCGTACTTTGGACTACCACTACTACCTTTTCTCTTATCGTGAGAACCTAATGGATCACGACCTCTTACACTTGAATCCTTCTTGTGTTTAGGTCCTTCCTTTGGACGACCACTTCCTGGCCAACCATCTTCTGGTATATCCATATCTAATTCACGACTTGTTCTTCCTGTTCTTGCTCCTGGTGGTTGAGGTCCAGAAAATCTCTGTCCTTCTCCATCACCCATATTATTCATCATCGCCCCTTGAGTTCCAACTGCTTCTTCACTTTGAACAGGATCATTACCTTCCATTTCAATCTGTGACCATCTAAATTTCCGTTTTTGGTCTTTTAGTAATCCAAGTCTGACTTTTTCTTTTTCTTCTTCTGAAAATTTAAACACATTATCATAAATCCACTCTGTGTCTGCTATTTTAGAATCCATTAGACTTGAAGCAAGACTCTGTTTGTTATTCCACAACTCAATCTTTTCTTCTTCGTAAATCGTAGATGGATTTTTTAAATTTAATTCAAAATCAACAAGGTCTGCATCTGTATATCCTTGTGAATACAAATGAACTATTGCAATCTTTGTTAATTCACTCGTAACGATTCTCTGTATTCTTTCAATTGTTCTTGCAAACCTTACATCTTCTGCTGCTAATGTTGCCTTACTACCAGCGGCTTCATCATAACCAAGAAAGGCCTTTGGTATCTTTAGGGATGCCATTAATTTATTTCTTAGGTATTCAATATCATCTACTGCCTCATATGTTAGTCCTGCTAAACTATCAATCTGTGTTCCACTATCTCCACCTCGAACAGGTAGGAAAAAATCTTCTGTAAGATTTTGTATGTTGTATTTTAAATTATAATCACCAGTTGTGGTATCTATGACAGGAGCCTTTTTCATTTTATTAACAATCTTTTGCATAAAATTTTCGACTTCTGCGGGTGGAATATTTCCAATGTCAATCTTAAACACTCTCTTTTCTGGTGCTCTCATAATTCTATGAATCAACATAGCATCTTCCATAAGAGATAATTGTTTCCAAATCTTACGACCACCTTCTATCATACCTTTACCATATGGTATAAAATTTGCATCTGATAACAAACGAAAATGTGCAATTTCAAAATTTTCCATTTCCTTATTTTGACTCATTGAAGAACTATGTCTCGAATCTCCATCCTCAACAATAAACTTTGTTCTATACGGATTTTCTGGATCTTCTCCCTCAACACGAGTAACATCATATGCTGAAAGTGGTACTACATTGGTAACTCCATACTTTTCTTTTATATCTAAGTAGAGATAAAAATCTCCATACTTACATAGGTTACGAACCCACGGCCAAAGATTAAATTCTATATTCAATACATCATAAAATAAATTATGTAGAATATCATGAATATTCTCATTTTCAGTTTGAATATCTAATACTTTACCATACTCATTTTTCATTGTTGATTCATCAGAGTAAATATCTAACGCACTTGATATGATAGCATCGTTATCCATTTCTTCGTAATCTCTAAATAAAGCCAATCTTTGGGCTTGAAAACTAATTGCCTGTGATGCTCCGTACCCACCAGTATTCATATTGGTGTGTAGTCTTGACCACCTATCTACAAGACTATTTTTCTGAGCACTTTGTACTCTGTCTGTATCGGCAATCTTTAACTTTCTACCACCTGCATGTCTTACGATTACATTTGTAGAAAAAAGTCGTGTTAATCTTGCTCTTAAGCTTGTTTGTGCCATTTTATCCTCTTATTATTTTACTAACCAAGTTAGATCTTCTTTTGTATTTCCAGTTTCCATCACCCAATCATCTGTTTTGTTATCTGATGGTGTGTAAACTGCTTCATAATCTAACATTTTATTTAAGACTGTTTTTTGTAATGCCATTCCTTCGGCATTTAATCGAAGTGCTGTATCCCTTACCCATAATCCTATTGCTAGACTCATTGTAAGGTCATCATTGTACCCTTCCATAGCCTCAGCTCTATTATTATGATAAATAAATACAAATAATTCATCGATTAATCTATCTGAATGAACGATGATAGATTTTTCTCTAAAATATTCTTCTAATTTCGCGATTACTAATGGTCTTGTTTTCATAGTCATACTGAATCCAGGAACCATTTGTCTTTCGGAATTTCTATATCGGTTTGTTACTTGTCTTGCGACATCAACATACCTTAAATCTTTACTTGTATAAAATAGGTTTTCGTATTCCCTATCAATTACTTGTTGAATTGCTGCCCAACCAATACTTGAGTTCTCAATAACAAGTAATGCGTTGTTATACTCCATAGCAGTATTCATACATAAATTACCAAAATCTTTGGTAGAAATCTTTCCCTTGTATTCTGCAACTTGTTCCATATTTTCTATTTCTATTACATGAAATGCAGAAAAGTCTTGTCCATCACCACGAGCAACATCAGCAGCAACTACATAATTCTTTGTATAATTAGGTTGTCTGTATATCCACAAGTTACTATCCATTCCTCTTTTTTCGATTGGTTTTTCAATTAAAGTATTTTTATATTCTTCTAAAATTCTAGCATCAATAACACCACGACCAGAAGTGATGAAGTCACAATCACATTCTTGTGCGGCTCCACTTGGTCCTAATAACTTATCCTGTTCATCTCTCCAATCTTGTTCTCGTTCAGGATGAACCGTCCAATGAAGTTTTATCATATTCCAATCATTAGTTCCATTTTCTGCACCAACCCAAGTTTTATGAAACCAATTACCAACACCATTTGGTGTGGATAGTGCAATACATTGACCACCAGTAGATAATGTACTTTGTGCAGCAGTCCATATTGTATCAATCTTATCGATAAATGCTGCCTCATCCATAACGAGTAAGGATAGTGCCTCTGAACGACCTGCATCCTCAGTAGATGATACGGCCTTTACTTGTGAACCATTTGAATATCTAAGTGAGAGTTTGTTATCCTCAACACATTGTGACCTTACCCAACTCGGTAGGTTTGCATGCATCACTCGAATCTTCGTAACCAAATTCTTAGCGGTATCTTGTTTGGTTGCTATAACCAATATGTTCTTATCTGATTGAAATGTCATCATCCATAAAGAGTATCCAGCAGTTAATGTTGATATACCTAACTGACGAGCTTTCAAAATAACATTATAATTATGATTCTTAAAATCTTTTAATGATGCTTCTTGAAATGGGTATAACTCAAATGGAACTTTACCTTTCATTGGATGCTGAATGACAGCATACTTTTTCAAAAAATATACTGGATCTTTAGCACATTTTAAATACTCTTTTTTGATTACTTCTTTTATTTTATTATTATCAGTCATTAATCTGCTATATCCAATATTTTAATTCCAAAGTAAGTGGGAATGGTTACTGATGCCACCCCATATGTAAAGTATAGCCATTTATTTTCGTACCAACTCGGTTTTGCCAGTTTTGCCTTTTTTATGTAAGCCTCATTTTGTGCCTTTATCGAGACAATCTGTTTATCTTTTGCTACAAGTAGTAAAGAATCTAACTCCATCTGTTCCTCATATTCCGTTACTAAGCCTTCGTAGATTTTAATCTGAGCTGATTTAGTACTATCAGAATATTGTAATTCTTTAATTTGATTTGCTATTCCCAATACCTGTTCGTCTGTTAAAGTTGTTTGTGCAAACAATGGTATGGATAACAATAATATCCATAAGTGTTTCATATTCATTACCTATCTGTGTAATACATAAACTATACCACTTCCACCAATCACTACTTTCTTTGTTCCAATCGGATATAGTGTATCTGCTGACAAAGATGTTCCTGGTATCACTCCACCATTTGCGGCATGAATAACAACATTAGTTACTACTTCACATATAAATGCTGCACCAGCATTTGAACCAGTCGCATGAAATGTTGTTGAAGAAGGAACTTTTGTTATTCTATTATAATCGCCAGTTGCACGAATTGTAGGTGTTGCTCTGTGCATGCTCATATTGTTTTCTCCTTATATATATAATTATTTAGATTTTGAAAACTTTCTTAAAAAAGCTGCTGCATCGTCTACGGCATCCTTTTCGAAAGTTACTTCCATCTTTTTTACCTCGTTCTTAGTACGAGTAAGTTTTCTTTTTAAATTTGTTATTTCTTTTTTGTTTTTGGTTTTATTTTCTTCTAATTTTTCCACTTCCTTTGCAACTTCTTTTTCTTTTTTCTTCTGTTCTTTAATTACTTTACCAAGTTCCTCTACTTCTTTTGATTTTTTAGCACTTAAAATAGTACTTAATCCAAAAAGTCCTAAAATACCAACTATGAGTTTCTTTAAAAAGTCCATATTTACATCTCCATTATTTGTTTGTATGTAGATTTACCCTCTAATTTTTTAGTTTTAGCTGGTTCATCAAAATCACTATCATCATTTTTTTTATATTTTCCGAATCCGTCCTTATCCCTAACCATTTTTTCATCAACGGGTTTTGGTATTCTAAAATTAACTACCTTTCTTCCGTTTATTGTTGGCATTCCATAATCATCTTTACCAATTTCTTTTACTTTAATTTTTTTGTTTTTAAATCTACCACCTAAGATGGTATCTCCAACATTTATATCTATTGTAATGGCCATTATTTAACTCCTTTAGGTAACAAATCAACTAACTTACCACCTTTCCATTCTCTACCTTTAACTGCACCCATTATTCTGTGGTCTTTCCATTTATTCCATAATTTTTTATTACCTGCAAATACCGATTCTCCACCTTGCTGTACTTGTCTATATCCACTTACACTTCCCATTTCCTTAGAACCAGGTTCAGGTGTTGCTGGTACTCCACCACTTTCTGTTCCCTCTGGTGGTGTTGTTGGTTTAATTAAAGTTTGAGCAGTTGTTACAAAATTTGCTGTTTCAGGTGGAATGGTATATTCTTGTTTTCTGTGAAATCCGTGTATTCCATAAGTTCTTTGTCTCGGTGATAATGGTGGTGTGTCATCTCTTAACTCATCAGATTTAATTTCTGAATTACCATCGGGATCACTTAAATATTTGTAAAGTTTACCTGCATCTCTTTTTGCCCGTCTTTCATTATTCTGACTATCAGGACCCCCATAGATATTATCTGATGCTGGAAAATCAACTTGTTGCATTCCACGAGTTAAACTTGCAGGTCCTACATATCGTCTTTCACCTCTTTTGGTAAATAAACCATCGGGCCATGCATCTCCTGTGGTTATTCCAGATCCACCATATCCTGAAGTACCCGTTGGTGAAGCTTCGTTAATTAATTTCCACAATCCTTTTTCGAATATGTTCACTAATTTCTCCAACTTATCATAAGGTTTTGTCCATCAAGTTTTTCAGTTACATTATCTTCCCTATCTAACTGACCACCTAAACCTCTTTCTATGATATTTTTTAAATCTTTAAATGTTAAATTTTTATCATCAAAAGGATGTGCCATATGTCCGTATGCTCCACCTTCTGTGATTAATTCTCTAAGTTCATCATCCCACCAATCTTTTGAAAGTGGTGAATATTTCTCAACATGAAGTCTTGGACGACCACCTTTAAATTTCTTTTTTGTTTTCTTTGCCGCTAAATCAGTATCTGCTTCGTTATTTTCTTTACGAGTTTTAGCATCAATTCCTGATGCTATAGGTGGGCCGGCCATTTGTTGGTCTTTATCAACTCCCATCCACTTCATGACTTTCCAACCCAAATTATCCATTACATTCCGTAAAGTTTTTTTATACTTTTTTACCTCTCCGTGAGATATTGGATTTGTTGCTCTATGTGACATAGTGTAATCTTCTTCTGGATCCATTGCTCCATCACTTAGTATATAATCAATTACTTTCCAACCTAAATCATTCTGTAATGATTGTATCCAATCTTCAGACTCGGATTTGTATTGTCCCAAAGATTTGTAAAATGTAGGTGGCCCGTCATCAGTTGGTGCATTATTTGTTGCCGAACCAGCCTCATTTAAAATATCTTTAATATCATTCTCAACTAAAAAATCACCAATGACATCATCACTAAATTCTTTTAAGTAATCTCTCATCTTGTTTCAACTTTGTTTTTATCTAACCACCATTGAACTTTAGCAACTAACATATCCTCATCTCTACCACCTCGTCTTGCACTAAAACTATTTAAATAATCTTTAACTAAATAGTAAGCTGGTTCTTCATCTTTTGAACCAGGTCTGATATTTCCTACAACTTGCGATGCTTGCATATCAGTATTTACATGGTACTTTAAATAATCATAATCAAATATACCATCATTATATCCTGATGTTTGAACCCAATTTAAAATCTTATCACCTTTATCACTTCTCCAATCCCAATCATTTTTGTATTTAGAATGTCCCCATCCTTGTACATAAGCGTAATACTGATACATTAAGTTAGTAGGTTGTCTTTTCTTACCAGGCTTACCTCTATAATCTAATTTATGAAAACCATCTTTCATTACTTCTTTACAAAGTTTTATTGTTTTTGATGGTATTTTAGGTTTAGCGCCAGTTGCCTTTTTAGCCATATTTATGACTTTATGAAAGTCACTATGTGTTACAATTCGTTCTACTATTAATTCTTTTAATTTAATCATCTTTTTTCCAAATCAAATGCCCTGGTTAACATTGCACCAGCATTTTGAAGTTTAAGACGAGCTTCATCATATTTTTTAAAGTATCTCATTAAAGTTCTATTCTTACTCTTTTTAATATCATCCTCAAGTTCATACCAAAGTTTCCCATCTCGTGCCTTATAAATGTAATTACTTCCAACCCTTAGTAATTTTTGGTGATTCATAGAAATATCATCAAGGTCTACCTTTTCTTCTAATATTTTCTTCATTTTAATCACTTATTTTCTCCGATATATATAGTTTCACACATATAAATATTAAACTTCTAAACTATTGAGTTTTTCTTCAACTTCTTCTTTAATTTTATTTAATTCTTCGAGGGCCTCGGTAGACATTTTTTCAACTTGTTCCTTATTCTGACTCCACTTTTCTTGTTGTAGTTCTATTTCTTTAACACCAACCGAATCATAAATCTCTACTGGTTTAGAAGCCTCTACTTTCCAATCTTCTATACTTGAAATTTGGTCTCGTATATAAGAAAGTTGGTTGTTTAACACCTTACTTTCTTCCCACTTCTCGTATTTTCCTTCGATACGAAGTTTATTTTCAAATGTTATTTGACAATCAAAACAATGTTGATGTAATCTATACATCTTATCATCTAATCGTTTTTTCATTACCTTTTTACACTTAGGACAAAACCAAGGCATTCTAGCATCCTTTAATGCAGCTGAGCGTTCATTTTTCTTTTCTCGTTCTAATCTTACTTCTTCTTCTCTTTTTTTCTTTTCGTCCAAATCTTCCATCTGAACATAAATCTTTTTCTCAACTTTATCACCACGAGCAACACGCTTAATATTTTCTATTTGTCTTTCTCGTTCTCTGTGATTAGTTGATAAAATACTATCACTCATACTCTAACTCCTTTGTAACGAATCAAGTTTAAACTTAAATTTTAAGTCCTCAAGTTCTTGATCTCTTTTCATTAATTCTAATTCGGCTTGTATTGCCTTAACACTATTTTCTTGTTCTATCTGTGTTTCTAATGTTGATACTCTATTTTCTAACTTGTACCATCCACCACCTAATGCACCTACCAAACCAATAATATTAATAATAAATTTAATATTATTCATTTTTTTCATCTTAAAGATTTCTTGTATATCTTCGAAATCTTCCATTAGAATGTCATCAATCCTGTTATTTGATTAATAGGTGCAAATGCTCCTGTAAATTTAAATGTCTTTCCGTTGTATTTAAAAACTATTCCTTCACTTGGAACTATTGCCTTCAGACCACCAATCTTATTTAATTTATCCAATTGTAATTTTAATGTGTTAAGTTTTTTCAAATCCTTTTTACTTCTCACATCTTTAATTGCTGCATCTAATTGTTTCTTTACTCGTTGAACCGTAGAGTCAGGATTTGCTGCTAACCAACCACTTACATTTGTCATTATTTCTGCACCAACTTCAAAGAACAATTCCTCAAATGGTTTCATATTCTTTTTAACCATTTTTGCGTGGTCTACTTTATCCGTAGTCAATACCCAATCTAAAAATTCAGGATGATTTTTAAAATCTTTTTTAATCATTGGAACTTTATACGACTTATCAAAAAATGCCCATCTTTTAGTTAATTTTTTTAATGGTGCCTTTGGAATTGTAAATCCGTGTTGTTTTGCTGCATTAAATATAAATTCTTCCCAATAGGTTTGGTGATATACTGAAAGTGAATCACTATCTTTTAAGTTATATTGTTTCTGTAATCTATTTAACTTATTTATAAAATACTTTTTCTTCTTTTCAAAATTTTGATGTTTAGGTACGGTTAAAAAATTAGGTTTTCCAATCTTATATCGTTTCTGTATGTTTTGGTTGACTTGTTTAATCATACCAGCTAACATTCTTGCACTATCTTTGACCTCTCCAATTGCATTTCCTTCATCATCATATTCGAGTGCTCCGTGAAATACGATTTCTGCCTTGTCATAATTTATCACATTAGATGACTTTGGCCACATAACCTCAAGATTCATCCAAGCCTTACCATTCTTGAATATTCTGTTTCTTTGTTTTTCAGAAAGAGAACCGATGGCCTTTTCCAAATCCTTCATAGCAAAACTAAATGCGTCCGATATATCCCCCCTACCTTTAAACTTTGAAATTATTCCACCTGTGGTTAGTGCTGTCTTACCACCATTCTTCAAGTGTCCTTTGTTTCTAGCGGCTACTAATCTTTCTGTAAGTAAATTTTCTTTGATCTCAAATAACTTTCTAAACTTGTTGGTCATCATTTGATAAACACCTTTATCGAAATAACCAAATGCCTGTTTAAATAATTTAGGTCTTTCTTTATCATCTATTTTAGGTGAACCGAGTAATTCTCTCATTACCGTTCCACTAACTTCTTTTCCACCAACCCTAACTGATTGATGTGGAGCTACCATAAAGTATCCGTGTTCCTCATATCCTTTTAGATTATTCTTGTGTTTTCTATAATCTTGGAAATACGATAAACCACCACTTTTCTTTTTACCACCTGCCAATCTACCAGCATCCTTAGCTCCAAATATATATATCACGGCTGTAGTCTCGGAATCGTATTTTTTTAGCACATTATTTGCCACCAATGGAACTTTTTCCTTTATAATACGATTCTTAGGAACACCCATCTTTACCATATGACGAAGTTTTTCTCTGTAATTCATAGGGTGTTTTGGTGGTTTTTTGATGTCTGATGTGGTGATGTAAGCATCATCTACCTTTGACTTTAACCACTTGTAAGTTTTTAAGTGATGTGGGCCAAATGGTTGATACCTACCACCATAGATTCCTACAATCTTTTTAATCTTAGGTCTATCTTCTTCGGGTAGTAAATCTCTTATCAATTCTCTTGTTAATTTATCCATTATACTCTCCCACCTTTATCGAAGGTTGTAAATTTCTTTAACTTATCAAATGCTCTAAATTTTTTCATCTTTTCTTGTTTTGTCCATTTCATCTTATCAAATACTTTCATTCTCATGTGTTGTTTTACTATCCAATAAATATCAAGTGGATTACCACCCATTGATTTTATCCACTTGGCGTATTTCTTAACCAATTTAGCTGATACATGCTCATGTCCATAATGAGTCCAAAACCCTTTCTTTGGATGTAATTTAGCAGTTGAGTCTTTTCCTATATCGTGAAACAATGCTGATAGAGCGAAGTCTATATCACCTGTTTTAAGTGCCCTATTCGTAACAGCAATAGTATGTTTTAAAACATTACCTTCAGGATGTGCATCTCTCCTCTGGTCGTAGTTTTTTAGATTATACACGCGTTTCTTCAAGTCACTTGGTAACGCGTTATAAATGTCTTTGAATTTCTTCGGTTTTTTCCGAACTGCTATTTCATTTAAGAATTTATCTTTTTCCATATTTTGTATTGCTTTACCGATGTCCCTTCCTTTTAAATCACTTGAAACATCACTACCCCTTACCGATAGTTTAAATCTAATTAATTTTTTAAAATCTTTTCCAATGTACTTACCCCATTTAAGAATTTGACCTTTACTCAATTTGGTCTTTTCTTGAAACTTTTTAATCAAAAAAATATTCTCAGGTTTAAAATTCTGTAATGAATTTAAAAACTGAATATCAACTATTTCTTGAGTAGGATAGGCTAAACCATTTAATTTCCTTATTGAATTTACATCATTTTTTCGTAAAATCCAAGCTAAAAATAAAATATAATCGTTTTCATTTATGTATGGAATCTTAACTTGTAATCCAGGTAATATCTGTTTTGTAAATCCTAACGAATCAGCAAGCTGTAAATACCTCTTGGGTGATTTTGCCTTTCTAATCGACTTGACAAACTCATCTCTGATTCTTTCTTTACTCACACCTTTAAGACTTGGATTCTGTCTTAGTGCCCTTTCAGTTTCCTTACCTAACTTACCACCGAGTGCACCTTGAAATCTTAATGCCCTCATCTTTCTTAACGGATCTTCATCAAATCTTTCGACAGCATTTCCAACGGTTCGAATCTTCTTCTTTTTTAAATCTGCTATACCACCAACCAAGTCTACAATTTCACCCCTATCCATATCGTAGAACAACGCATTTATGGTCAAATCCCTTCTTTTTACATCACCCTCGATGTCGGTATAATCAACTGAACTTGGGCGTCTCCCTTTACCAATATCCTTTCTGAATGTTGCTATTTCGTGTCCACCAACTATCACGACACCGAATTGTTTTCCAACCTCTACGGTTTTCAATCCACCTTTTTTTGCTATTTGTAATACCTCATCGGGTTTAGCATCGGTGGCTAAATCAAAATCTTTTGGACTCTTTCCTAATATTGCATCCCTTACTGCTCCACCCACAACAAAAAGTTTTTTCTTGTTTTTCTTAAAAAGCTTGTGTATCTTCCTGATGTCAGAGGGGATGTTGAGCCTAAATTTAGAATACTCATTCAACGGAATTAAATTAGAAAGATAAATCATACTTGGTCTATTATTCCTTCTCTGTCCTTGTACCATTTTCTAAATTTTGCTGGTGTACCGATTGTTATTTTGTTCTTGGGGACATATTTGAGAATTTCTTTTTGCCAAGGTCCTGGTTTATTGTCTCCCCATTGTTGCATCCAATATCCATCCCTTGTAATCCTCTCCATTACAAAAACATCTATAATCTTAGGATTATATATAAGAATTTCATTCCACCATGCCGATGGTTTATCTTCTGGATTTATAAGATTCTTCTTTATTTTTGATTTATTCTTTACCAACCACTTGTTTTGCCAATCAAACCACTCTTTTATAAATTTACTAATATAAGGTCCTGCTTCTTTTACTGTTAATTTTTTATATTCATCATATTCAATTTCATCATCTGTCATCCATAAGTCATGAAATACCGCATCTATTCGTCTAATTTTATTTTCCATTGTTTCAAGTTTCTTAAAGAATCCAGCTCTTTTCATAGCATTTTTAAAAATCATTCTATCACCAGTTATGTAATGTGATTCTATCCATCTACGACCAGTCTTATCGGGTACTGTATCGAAGTCCATGTATCGTTTAGCAAGTAAGTTTCCCCTAACATAAAATATAACTCCACCCGTACCTGTTTGAATACCTCTACCTTTAGCAAGTGGTGAGTCATTGTTAGCACGAGTGAATGTTGATATGGATTTTTTCTTACCTATTATCTTACCAATTGTTTTTATGTGGTCTGGATTAGTAACATGAAATGAACTAATAGGTATTTTACCAAACATCTTTTCGTGTAATTTAGGATAGAGTGCTATCTTATCCCCATATTTTATATTATCTAATGTTTTTCTTGTATGAGCAGGATACCACTTATTATCGTCTAACCAATCTTCTGTTAATAATTGTTTTAATTTAATCATACTATTTCTCAAAATCCGTTGAATAATCTTGACCACCATATTTATCCCAACTTGCTATAGTGTCATAAAAATCTTCATATTTAAGTCCAGTATTGATAACTCTCTTTATCACCTGAACTCTCTGAATACTCTTATCATCACCTCTACCTTTTGCTGCATCATATGGATTATCCGCCTTTGGAAAATGAAGTTGAGTATATCTACCCTTCTCAAACCAAGGCTCGGGTTTACTACTATCCACTCCCAACTTTCGTTTTCTTCGTGGATTCGTCCAACCTGTTTCGGGTTCTCCCGCATCCGAACCGCCCGTTGAACCGTTGTTATGTGAATACTCATTAAGTATATCCACAAGTTTAATCATTGAACTCTCTACCAAAAAATTCATAATTTAATTTTGTATACTTTTCCCATTCTTCAGGAACATCATCTTCTTCAAAAATCGCCTCAACTGGACATTCAGGCTCACAAGCCCCACAATCGATACATTCTTCTGGATCGATGTAAAGTTGTTTTCCGTCAGGATTAAATCCATCTGCCTTTGCCTCATCTCCTCTACCTTCTCTGTCATCAGGTCCGTGAATACAATCAACAGGACAAACTTCTACACAAGCTGTATCGCAAGTACCCACACAAGGTTCTACTATTATAAACGCCATTTTAACTCCTTTTTAACATTTGCTTTAAATCTTTTTTTGGTACTAAACTTTGTTGTTTCATCCATTTTTTTGCTATTTTATTTTTAACTGGTTTTTTCATAAACTTATCAATTCCTTGACCAACTAACATCTTAAATTTCTTTTCTGCCTGTTTTGGTTCTAAGTGTTTATTGTTATCCACAATTAAAAAATTACTACCACCGAACAACCCTTGAAAGAATGCCATATTTTTCTGAACATCTTTCCAACTATCCTCTACCACATCTGCTGGTAATACTCGTGGTCTTGTTTCGTTTCTTTGCTGTGCAACTTCTAATGAGGTTGTTACGAAAACCATATAAGTATCATAACCTAAATCTATCAATCTTTTTCTTTTCTTTTGTACGGATTTAAATTTATGACCAGTTCCATCGATAATAACGCCCAAACGACCTTCCAAGTATTGTGCCATTCTCTGTTTATTTAGTGATTTAGCATAACCTCGTAAACCACTATATCCTGCATAATCTGGATCTGTAAGTTGTTTAAATAATTCGTCAGGAAACTTTTGAATGTTAAGGTAATCTACGGATGAATCTTGCCCATAAAATTTCTTTAAAAGCATTTCTAATTCTTGGTCTTGATTAACCATTTTTAATCCATACTTGGAAACATTTATTTTTTCAGGAATACCGAATAAACCCTTTGCAACATAGGATTTACCACTACCAGGTCCTCCAGCCAAGAATATACCTTTAAAGATACCTGGATCTCGAACTCCTTCGTTTAGTAAATCTACCAATTTTATCATAAGCAAACTCCGTTTAGGTGTAATGATTCACTAATAAATATAAGAAAAGGAAAATTTTAGAAGTTATTAGATGGATTCGCCTATACCGATGTGAATAACTTTATAGTCCTCTGATGTAGGAATGTATCTCCAAGGATCAATTATTACTGAACCTTTTTCAAACGGAAAACTTGTAAATTCAGGATGTTTAGTTCCGATAAAATATAATTGAGAATGATTCTCAGTTTCACTATCATCGTACATTTCCTTTATTTTTTCCCAAGGCTCATCAACATACGGATCCCATATAAATACTCCATGTCCTCTTTCTTCTAATATATTCTGTAATAAGATGGATGGACTGCCTGTTGCAATGTTGGTTTCAGGTTTGAAAGATTTTCCGAGTATATTTATTCCTCTATCTTCAGCATGTTTTTCTATCAAATCGGCTAACCAATCAGTTTGATTTTCTCGTTGTTTCATTATATTATCAAACCAATCATGAGATAAATCTAACTCTTGTGATAACCAACTAAGTGCTATGTTATCTCTTGGGTGACATCCACCACCATCTCCCATACCACCTGACCAATAGGATTCGGCTAATATTCTTTTAGTACCAAGTGATAACGCATTCATCACATCATCACAATTGGTATTAGGTAGTTTATGACACATTTCCATTACGGTATTTGCAAAAGATAATTTTGTAGATATAAAAGTATTGTAAGAAACCTTAATCAATTCGGCATTTTCAATTGTAGTTTCAAACACAGGAGCATGTGTTATTGTTTTGTAAAACTTTCTTGCAGTTTTTAATGCCCAATCATCATCTTGACCAAATAAAATAAATTCAGGATGTAAAAAATCTCTCATTGTTGTTCCCATAGCAATAAAGAATGGATTGTAACACAATTTAAAATATGGATTGTGGTCTATAATTGGTTTAATTTCTTTACGGATTGTACCAGGTAGAACCGTAGAAATAATAATAACCACTTTTGGTCGCTGTTCATCCCATATTTCTATTTCTAAATCTTTAATACCTTGTTTTAAATAAGTGTAATCAAAATCTTTTCTATGCTTTGGTATCCGTGTAATTCCTTCAAATTCATCTCCGTGTGGTGTCTGAATCGGAACGAAAATAATATCAGATTCCTGTACAACTTCTCTTATCGATTTTATTTCTATCTTACTTTTATCTAAATGGTCTTGAGCCCATATTTCCTGATATTGAAGTTTCTTTGTATCGACAATTTCTTTAACTTGTTCTGAAGGATCATAACCTACTACTTTATGACCTCTCGATTCTACTGCCAAAGCACAAGGTAAACCAAGTTTACCCAATCCTATAAATCCTACATTCATGATACTAACTCCTTTTCTAACTCATCCATCTCTTTATGAATAAGTTCTTTTGAATTATAAAAAATTTCTTGATTATGTTTTATTTTAGGTAAAACAGAAACATATTTTTCGTGTAATTCTTCTTTAGGTAAATTACACACTCTTTCTACTTCGTTCATTATAAAGAAAAATCTTTCCTTATCGTTTTCAATTTCATCATAACTTTCATCAAACATTTCTGGAAAAGTTTCAAATCCTCTACTCCGTAAATGTTTTAATGTATATGCACATCCCAATAAAATCATAGGGTGTAATAGCATAGTTCTATAAACTTTTTCTGTTATAAATTTAAATTCATTTGGACTATCAAAACCACTACCAAGTACTGAATCCATTACGAATGAAAAATAACTATTCTCAAAATACTTATGTGGAATCGCCTTTTTATCCTCTAATATTGGCCATTTATTATCAAGAGACGCCCTTATTTCTGTTTCATCAAATTCATCTAAATTTACAAATCTGGCAGTTGAATCGGTCATTTCTGTAAATTTTCCACTTGGATTTATATGCTGTACCATATCTAAAACTAATGGAAGTTTTTTCCATTCCTCATATTCAAAGGAATTTGGATACCAATTATTTTCTACTGCAGTATCAGTTGAATTATATGCTTTATTCATTTCTTCTGCACTTTTCAAAGAATTATGATAATCAATTTCATCTTGATTTCCAAAGTATGCTGAAACATACCCCTTATCTAAAATATTTCTTCTAAATATTTCATTTAAAGAAAACTTTCTATGTATGTGCAAAGTAGAACAGAGTGCAATATATGTTTTTGGTTTTCTATGATTTTCTAAAAATTTAAAATACTCATCTGTATAAGGTATCTTGTTACCAAATAAATATTTTTTTCTAACAAGAAATTCAATTTGATAAAATTCCGAATCTACCCCAACAACATTAGGATGAAGATTTTTTGCAGTATTACTATCTAAAATTTTTACTTTGCCTGATTCAACCCCAACTTTTTCTAAATCGTTTAATATTTTATTTACCATCCACCTCTCTAATATTTCACCATGATGATTTAATATCAAAGGATATTTTATATTTGAATTTTTATAACTATGTGTTTTCTGATCAAACTGAGAATCATTAAAATTAGTTTGATTGGTTATCATGGGTGAATCATAATGTTCCCCCTCATTATTATAACTTGCATCTTTTATAGCAGCAGAATCATCACCTATATAATCATTGATTTTAGGATATGCTCCACCATATTCATAATGATTAAAAATTGGTGATGGAAATCTGTCGTCTGTACTATTCCAAAATCCACCAGTTTCACATATAATTTCTATAACATCAAATCGAGTTGGTACTTTGTTATCTTTTCTATCAAGAGTAACTTTACTCATTTCTTCAATATTATTTCGTGCAACCTTACCGAGTTTATTCTCTATTTTATCTAAAAATAATTCATCAGTATGATACTCTTTCCACGCAGAATCTCTAAATTTTAATATTTCATCAGATGATAATTGTTTTGAAGTTGTTGGTTTTGTATCGTATGAGTGAAACGAATACGAACTATATTTTTTATTTAAAAAGTAATCTGAACTATCTTTGTACCATTGAGTACCAGGCAATGATATTGCAGGGTAGGCATTCCACCCAACGGTATTTAATTCTTTACTAAACTCTAAGGTTTCTTTCATAGTATCTAAGGTATCGGTTGGTAAACCAAAGATATAATTTGCCATAACATGAATATTGGCATCTTCTACTTTTTTAACCACATCCTTAATGTCTACATCTTCAAATTTACCTTTAGAAACTTCTAACCTTATACTTTTCTGTGAACTTTCAATACCAAGTGCCAACCATCTTATTCCTGCATCTCTTAATAATTTTAAAACTTTTGGTTTTTTAATAGTATCTACTCTTGAATATGCCCACATTATTAATTCAGAACCATATCCTCTTTCTATCAATCCCTCACATAAAGGTACATAATATTTTGGATTAAGTAAAAACATCTCATCAATAATTCTAATAGTTTTTACTCCCATCCCTACCAACTTATCAAATTGTTTTAATATAAACTCAGTTGACCAAAACCTCATTTTATTATAGTTACCGGCAACACCTATTTCTTCATTATCATCCCTATTAATCATATTAATCATACAAAATTCACATTGAAATACACAACCTAACGATGTGTATATAGAAGCATAAGGTGTTCTTTTTTTCTCATCGTATTCTGCATGCCACATTGGTGAACGATACAAATCAAAAGGTTTTTCTTTATATGGTAATAAATCCCAAGCATATCCAGGTAAATCTATATCCATTCTTTCTTGTGGTACAACTTGTTGTGGTTCTGTTAATATTTGTGTTTTTTTATGTGATTCATCTATCCTATAACCAATACCTTTTACTTTTTGTAAATAATCCGTAATCCAAATTTCTTCACGATCTAGTTTTAAAATTTCCCACAAAGAATAAACACCTTCGTTTGTAAAAACAATATCAACACTCAATTCTTCTCTCAAAACTTTAGTAGGCAATGCCTGTACATGAGAACCCAAAAAGGATATCGGAGCTCTCGGATGTATCCATTCTTTTGCTTTTAATAACTTAGACAATCGAAGTGCACCTTCCATTTGTGCAGTTCCACCATTTACATTTTCTCCATATACACAAAAGACTATTAATTTTGGATTTATATCAAAAACACGTTTAATGAATGTATCATCATCAAGTTTTTCTGCCAATACATCAATTATCTTTACTTTGTGTTTTTTAGAACGACAAGATTCTGCTAATAATAAGGCCCAATATGGTGTTCCTATGGCAGAATATTCATTTGAAAGATTTTGATATACCTCTTTTGAACTCGCAGGATTTATAAATAGTACATCCGTCATTTGTATAACCTTCTAAATTCTTTATATAAAAAATCTGCCCATAATGAATGTGATTTTTCATCAGGATGTGAACCATTAAATCCACTCCATCCACCCTTAGTATTTTTAAATGTATTTACTTTATTATCCCACTCAAGAATACCACCTGTTTTCTTTTTCACCTCATCCATTATCCAATCTTCTTGACATTGATGGTAAATTTTATCAAGGTTATACAAATTTTCATAATTACCTTGTATGTGATGTAATACATTATTCTCCATAGAAAAATAAAAGTAGTATTTTATATTATATTTTTCTAATAATTGTTGCATTGCAAATACTCGTAGGGCAGTTTCTTCGTTAAAATAATTATCATCAAAATAATACTTTACATATTGTTCCCAAAAGTTTTGTGATGGTGACATACCTAAAAATGGGCCGTGGTCTTTATTACCTGCGGGATCTCCACTAGCATCCATTCCATTATTATTGGAAGCAGACATATATTCTGGTTGAACAGCAAAATTTATTGATTCATACATATTAGCAATATCATTATACCTTTCTGTTCTTACCGATTGTGACCAACCTAAAACTATAAAAGTATCTTTCAACTTATCTTTATTATTAATAATCCAATCTTTTGTTGTCCTATAAATTCTATTATTAGAACTTCCATTTTGTGAATGGTTTATTTCTTCAACTCCCATTTTATCTGAAAGTACTTTACTCCATCGATGGGTAAATTGCCAATTACT